GACATAATTTACAACACCAACGGTTATGTTTCCTTGTTGGCTGGAGATGACTTGATCACATCCAACGTTGATACTGCGGTTAGATTGCAAAATCCAGGAACAGCACAATGGGTGGCCAATGATTATGCTTTGTTGATCAGCCAAACACAAGGCAACGTTACACCACTTACCAGTACCTTTATCACTGCAAACGTAAACAGTTCTGCTGAACGCACATTCTCTGTGGGAACATCAAGTGGTATCAGTGCTGGCGACAACGTGTTGATTATTGGTCGTCCAACCACAGGCGGAACTACTCTAGCAGTTGCCAATATTACCAGCGCCGCAACCACAACAGTCAACTGTGCCAACGTAGCAGCCGCACCGTTGATTGTGGACGGTAGCTATATTATTGTTCAAACAGACACCAACAACGTTTATGAAACAATGGCAGTTACCAACGTTTCTGGCAACGCATTGACAGTTATTCGTCAAACCAACAACACAAACCTGGCAGGCGGTAACATTACCATTGGCAATAACATTTATCCTGTTAGCACTTTGGAAATAGCACAGGTTCAATCAGTAACTGACGGAACCACTATTCAACTCAATCGCGGTTGGTATAACACCACTGCTGCCAATGCGTATGTTACTGGCACTGTACTACAAAAACTCAGCGGCAACGTTGAACTGGTACAACACAACGTGATCAGTACGGCTGTAAACGGTACTCAAACAATTGCTCGTGGACAATTTAATACCACTGCACTAACCGCCGCAGGAGCAGGATCTCCAATGGTTCGCATGACTGGTATGTTCTATGCCACAGGCTCTAACACAATTCCACAGGTTGGTGTAAACCAAAGCGACACACCACTCGACACCAATGAGTATGTGAGCACACAAAATACCAACAACTCCAACACGGAAGGTGTTGGTCTAGTGTTCCAAGCAAACACCAACAACTTCTTCTACTACCCACGTCGTAGCCCAAGTTTGGCTGCCGGATATCCACTGAACCAAACAGACACAATTATTCGTCAGGCGTTCCCATACACTGGTGCTGACTTTGACGTAACAAGTATTGTGAGTGATGGCAATAACCCAAGTACAATCACAGTAACAACAACTTATGCTCACGGTCTTGTACCAGGTACTCCAATTTTGATGAACTTGAGTGCTGGCACTAACTTTTCTTACGCTGAAGGTTCATTCAGTATTATCAGTGTGCCAAGCACAACAACATTCACTTATCAGGCCAAAACTGGCGCCGCAGTCAGCGGTACTATCACAGGCCTGGCATTTGTACGAAGCAATGCATCGTTTATACCGCGACCATTTGACGGCGGTGTTTTAATGGGCCCAGGCACACCAACTCGTGGTGCAAGCGCAATTCGTGTTACCAAGAAATACTTCCGTTATCAATCTGGTAAAGGTATTTTGTTCTCCACTGGTACAGTGATGGCCCCAACATTTGACATTACCGCGGTCAGCGCAGATGGCACAACAATTACAAGTAATATCACTGTTACCACAGACGTTGAAAACGGCCTGAATCCTGGAGCCACAGTGACCATTTCAGGAGTTACCACATCGGGCTACGACCAATCTAATTATGTGGTGACTTCAATCTTGTCAGACACTAGTTTTACAGTACAGGCACAAGCGGTACTGGGAAGTACAACACCAGTACTAGGACAACAGCCTCGATTGAACGTTACCGGTTGGCACGGCTCAAGTATCCGCGCTGGTATCTTTGACGACCAAAACGGACTGTTCTGGGAAAACAACGGAATCACAGTGAATGCTGTGCAACGTTCAAGCACATTCCAGGTTGCTGGACTGGTGTCAGTTGGTGCAGGATCCAACCTTGTGACCGGCGACGGCAACTGCCGCTTTCAAGACCAACTCAACAACGGTGACTTGCTGGTGATCAAAGGTATGAGTCACACTGTTACCAGTATCATTGACAACAACCGCATGACAGTGGTACCTGCTTTCCGTGGTGTTACCAACCAAAACCGTGTGAGAACAGCACTGCGTAATGAAATCCGAGTGCGTCAAGCAGATTTCAACATTGATCCGTTAGACGGCACAGGTGCATCAGGCTTTACTCTAGATGCAAGCAAGATGCAGATGTATGGCATTGAATACTCATGGTACGGTGCTGGTTATGTGCAGTGGATGATTCGTGGTCAAGACGGTAAGTTTATTATGGCACACCGTAGACCCAACAACAACTTGAACAACGAAGCCTACATGCGTTCTGGTAACTTGCCAGCACGTTACGAAGCCATCAATGAAACTCCGGTGACTGGTCTTGACGGCGCAATTACCAACAGCCAAACCACAATTACCTTGCGTGACGCAACTGATTACCCACCAGCCAGCGTGACATATCCTGTGTTTGTGATGATTGAAAGCGAAATTATCAAATACTCAGGCAAGTCAGGCAATGACTTAACTGGTTGCACACGTGGTGCAACGTTTGTGCAATGGGCAGAAGGCCAGAGCCGAAGCTATACATCCAGCTCGCCGACCACGCATGCGGATAACACAGGTGTTATTTTGATCTCTAATACTTGTATTCCACTGGTCAACCACTGGGGTAGTGCGGTGGTTATGGATGGCGGGTTTGACGATGACCAAGGTTATCAGTTTACATTCAACCGTACCAACTATGGTTTACCAGCCGCAGTGGGCGATAAAGCAACAGCGTTTGTCATGCGCCTGGCACCAAGCGTATCTAATGGTATCATTGGCGACCTGGGTGTGCGCGAACTTATTAACCGTGCTCAGTTGACGCTGGAAAACTTGAATATTCAGGTAACTGCTGGACGCTACTTGATTGAAGGTGTATTGAATCCTTCTAACATTGACTCAGCCAACACTAGCTGGCAAGGACTAAACAACTTTGGCGGCGGATTTCAACCTAGCTTCTCACAGTTTTCAACTGCTCCACGTTACACGTCGGAAGCAACAGGTGGTTTAACGTCAGCGGCATTTAACACCACAGGTGGTATGACACGTTCCGGTGTTAAAGTAACATTTAGTACTCAGAGAACTTTTGCCAACTTGACTCCGGTCAACGTGTCAAGTTCAGGTGCCAATGCTGTTATTACTGTGCAACTCACTGCGGCAGGTACTGCGTACTCAACCACAACCACACAGATCACTGTGCAAACATCTGGTGCAGGTTATGCTGTGGGAGATACCATCAAGATTCTTGGCAACACAATTGGCGGAGCGACCACAGCCAACGACTTGACCATGACCATTGCAGCTATCACAAGTGAACTGCAAGGTGGAGAAAGACTGTTTGCGATTCCAATCTCAACAACCAACTCAGGTGTGTTGGACTTGAGCTCAGTTAAACAGATTGGCACAAGTTCAATTCCAGGAACAGGAACTTATCCAAATGGTCCAGAGGTACTGGCAGTGCAGATCACTGCATTGTCAACAACCACTAACCCAGTTGGAGAGATTCAATTGCAGTTCCAGGAAAGTCAGGCTTAACGACTTGCAAGATCCTGCTCAACCAGCAGGATTTTGCTTTGTACAGCTTCAAGATTTACAGTGTTCCATAAACCAGGATGCATGGGTCGAGGCCATGCACCTTTGTCTATCCAGGCATAGCCCAAGTGTTCGTAGTTGAGTCGAGGAGTAAATTCACTAGCAATCACACACACCCATGTGTGATACTCAAATGCAGAATCAGCACTTGTGAATTTTTCCAGTGGTATAAGACGCAAGTAAGTGGGAAAGAAACCCAGTTCTTCAATACATTCGCGTTCCATGCCGCCCAATAGCGTTTCACCAGTTTCAATTTTGCCACCTGGCAAACCCCAGGCTCCAGGATGCTTGGCGTCATTGCGCAGGAGATACAGGTATCTCCCAGTATCCATGCTCCGGAACCAAACGCCTACAGCTTTTAAAGTACTAGACTCCATGTTCCCCCTGGATACACTCCTTGATAGCTTTTCACCCATGCGTCACCGTTCCATTCGTATTGTATACCAGTAGTTATGTTTGTAACATACTGACCAGCAGCTTGTCCAGCAGCTCTAAACACTACCCGCCAGTAGTTGTCGGCGTATTCAATAATGTCATTGGCATTGGCAATCAATGGTCGCCCGTTGGCACCTACCCAAGCAGTGGCTGAACCCAAGTTGTTCTCAGAGCCAGTGGCTTCAGTCAACAGATAACGTTGCCCTTCTAATGCTGAATCCAGTCCATCTTGTGGGCCACTGGCCAAAGGATTGATCACAGCGTCAATTGGATCCAGGGTGTTCTGTGGCGCGGTATCTGAGTCCACATCAAACAACACAAAACGATCATCGTTGGGATCTAACACAATAGTACCAATTACCTCTGATTCATCTGCTTGAACCAATCTAACTTGACTGATACCAGGTCTAAGCACCCCGTATGTTCCAATAACTGTAGTCCATAACAAACTACTGTCACTCACAATCTCTGTAGGAGTCAATGTGTTATTTCCGGGCTCTTCAATGATACTGCGTTGTTGTAAACATTGCAATTTATTGCCAATAAGAACCACAGCCCAGTTGTACGGGGTGATAATTTGTCTAGTACCCAAGAGCAAGTCGTTGCTGGTAACAGAATTGTTCAAGTCACCTTCTGAATCGTACATTGACGCAATCACACGTTCCACCACGCCTAGTTTTTTGACCTTGATTGGTGAGCTGAGCCAAATTGGTACGTTAAATTTGATTGTGGCCATGTCAATGGGATTTTCAGCACCCATAGGTACTGTGCGCGAAGTCCATGTAACTGACTCAAGTTCTATCACAGTCAAACTGGTCCAGTCAATAAAATTATCAGTGCTTTGCACCTCCAAACTGGGATTGAACAAGGTCAACATCTGCTCCAACAACTGCATCTTTTGATTGGTGTTTGATGTCCAGATATCTAGAGTAATGCCCATTTTGTAAGGAACAGGCATTAGCCGTTCAATAGTAAAGGCATTGCCTTGTGTGGGTTCAAAGGAGTCAGTTGCACTGTCGTATGTGCGTTGACGAACATTTATCTTGCTCACATGATATGGTTCTTGCATGCGTGGCCGATCGTAGTCTAAACTGCTAATGTAGAAAGTCATCAAGGGACTTGCTGGCATTGAGTTGCGGCTGTTCTCTTGCATGATCACTTGTGCATTGCGACTGGCATCGCCATAGCGAACAGGCACACGTATCAGCGCGGCCTGATTAACACCGTCAGTTTCGTTGCCGTATTCAATTTGAAAGTTGCTGACAATTCTAGTGAATTGTAGCAGGAATCGGCGTAGCTGCTCATCGTAAAAAAATTGTTGCATTGTTAACTCGACTTCTGTCCAGGTTGTGTATTGGGATATGAGTTTGACGGTAAATTGCCGCCTTGATCGCCGTTGTCGGCTCTTGGTTTAAGAGCTTCGCTGAGACTTTGACGACTTGGAATATTGCCCATGTCCGTGGTACGTGTTGTATATGTATTGTTTACAAAGCTGGAGCGTAAAGTATTGTTGTCAGGTCCGTTGTTGAGATTGGTGCGTACTCCGTCTTCAATCTTGGCCCAACGTTTCACAGTTGAATTGTATCTAAACAGTCTATTTGGGAAGTAATCTAGTCTCAAGCAATAATCTCCGTCTACGGGGTTCAATGGAAAGGCAACGCCAGTTACTACCGGTTCACCATTTGGCACAGTATCTCCGGTCAAGTACCCTTTGGTGTAACCTGGACCACTTGGGGTAACAGCCATACCACCCTGTGTGCCATCCACTGTGGTGCCGTCGCTTGTGGTTAGCGTGGTTGGATTGGCAGGACTGCCATCTGCCAAGGTTGGAGCCACATAGAACTGATCAGTAGCGTACCCGCTCAATGGAACTTCAACGTCAGCTTGTGTAAGTATGGCATCGTTGATTTGATTGTCTTTGGTGCGAGCACTGAATACATCGCTTTGAGTAGGCGGGGTATACACTTGCCAGTAGGTGGTGTTGTTGATATCTGTGCCAGCAGGAACGTTTTGCTTGGCTTGGTAATATACATCACCGTAATTGGTCACCCAGCCAGCGGGATAGAAATTGCCGTTGTCCCAGATATTTTCACTGACCACAGGCTTCTTGAGTATGTCTTTGAACTCCTGGTTGTTGGTCATGGGCGTGGCTTTTACACGCCAGGTATGTGGCATCCAGGTTTGACTCATGCCTTCTGTGGCATAGTCAGCATCTTGTACCACATAGTACTTGGGCAAGGGTTGCGGAATGGCTTGATTCAGCGGATGGTAGTCTTTCAAGTTTGGGACTTCAAGCACATCACCGTTCATGAGTTTGCGACCAAATGTGTCAATCATGTCGTTGTAGTGGAATGTGATAAACAAGGTATCGTTGTTCAAAAACAAGCCAAACTGTGTCAGATCAAAATCCACATCCTGGTGCGTGTACACCCCACGCATGATGTAAACATCCTGATCATACACTCTGTCTCGGTTTTCCAACAACAGCAAGTCTTGAATGTTTAAGGGACTCAGAGCATCGTAAATGGGCTGTGTGGCATCGCCATTGCCCGAAAGAGCAGAATCCTCGCCTCCAGTTTGCGGTCCAGCATATTTGTGGACGTAGATGTCCATTCCGCCGACTGTGTACATTTCGGAGATTGTGCGATCCAAAAATTGGTAATCGCGGGTTCGATTGGGGCGGTATAGGCTTAGGCGTGGCATAATGTAGTATTTATGGGCAGGTTGACCAATAAATCCATAAGTGCTATAATTACTGTATTAATCCAAAAGGAGCCCTTATGAAAGTACTATCAAAGCCAGTCAAGCCACT